CGGCCTCCTCGGCGGCCCGGCGCAGGGCGACGGCCTCGGCGTCGAGGCTGGCCAGGTCGAGCCCCTCGGCGCCGTCGCGCTGGACCCCCTGCGCGGCCACCGCCCGCCGGAACGCGAGCTCGCCGGCCAGGCCCACCGGGTCGTCGGCGTATTTGCTCCGCAGCCGCTCGGTGTCGAGGTCGGCGGCCGCCTGCGCCTGCAGCTCCCGGACGGCGCCGACGGCGCGCCGGATCTCGTCGGCCACCCCGGCGGCCTCGATCCGCGCCAGCGCCAGCCCCGAGGCGATGTCGACGCCGGCCAGCCCCTGCGCCGCCTGCCACGCGGCGAGCAGGCGCTCGCGCAGGTCGTCGGTCACCCCCTCGGCGCGGGATGCCACGTCGAGCGCCGCGCGCTCGGCCAGCAGCCGGGCCTGCGCGGCCTCGGCGCTGTCGCGCCCGCGGGCGGCCTCGACCTGCGCGACCGCGGCGCGGCGCTCGAACTCGGCCACGCGGGCCGCGGCGCGATCGTCCGCATCCAGCGCCGCCAGTTCCTGGCGCGCCTCGGCCACGGCGCGGGCGTAGCCGATCGCCGCGACCCGGGCCCGGTCGAGCGCCTCGCGGTCGCCGTCGGCCGGGGCGGGGTGGGCGGCGTCGAACTCCACCCGGGCGATGATCCCGGCCGCCTCCACCGGGTCCAGCCCGCGGGTCAGGATCTCCGTCCGCAGCCGGACGAGCTCGTCGAGCTTGCGGCCCGCCCCGTCCGCGGCCGTGCCGATCCGGCCGAGCCCGTCGGCGCCGGATGCCCCGACCTCGCCGAACCCGGCCGCCAGGTCGGCGGTGATCCTGACCAGCGCCGCGACCTGGCCGGCCACCCCGCCGGTGGCCGCGTCGGCCTCGGCGAGCGAGCCGAACGCGGCCTCGAGCGCGGCCAGCAGGTCGCGTGCGGCGGTGGCCTGGTCGGCCAGGCCCTGCGCCTCGCCCAGCGCCGCGGCGGCACGGGCCAGGGCCAGCGCCGCCTCCTCGGTGACGCCGAGTTCGGCGGCGACCCGTTCCAGCTCGAGGCTGAAGCGCGGCAGGGCGGCCCGCATGCCCTCGTCGAGGCCCGCGAGCGCCGCGCGCGCCCGCGCGAGCCCGCCCGCCGCCTCGTCGGCATTGCGCGCGACGGCCTCCGCCTCGTTGGCCGCGAGGAGCTCGGCACGCACCGGGGCCAGCGCCTCGATTGTCGCGGTGCTGCCGAGGCGCGCGATCGGCAGCGCCCCCACCGCCTCGGCGACCTCCCGGCGCGCCCTGCCGGCGGCCATCTCGCGCTCGGCCGCGATCGCCTCGCGCACCGCCCCGGCGAGCCGGCCGTAGCGCGAGATCTGCTCCTCGACGGGTGCGGCGGCATCGCGCTGGGCGCGCTGTGCGGCGTCGGCGGCGCGGCGCAGCGCGTCCATCGCCTCGCCGAGGTCGGCCGTCTCCTCCCCGGCGCCGAGCGCCGCGATTGCCCACTGGCCAAGGATCGCGACGCCCGCGGTCAGGCCGATCACCACCAGGTTCACCGGGTTCAGGGCGGCCAGAAACGCCTGGCCGAACGCGCGCAGCGCGCCGCCCGCCCCCATCGGCCCCAGCACCTGGGCGAGCTGCGTGCCCTGCTGCACGGCCAGCATCAGCGGGTTCTGCCCCGCCGCGACCATCTGCCCGATGTCGTTGATCTGGGCGACGAGGTTGCCCATCTGGGCGCCGCCCGCCCGGCCGGCCGCGGTCGCGGCGGCGTCGGTCTCGCGCAGGCCGCGGCTGAAGGCGGCCGCCTCGCTGCGCGCCGCGGCCAGTGCCACCCGGGCGCGCTCGACGTTCGCCGTCAGCTCGAGCGCCCGGCCCGGGTCGGCGCCCCCGCCGGCCCGGGCCGCCTCGTTGAAGGTCCGGAGTTCCGCCTGAGCCCGGCCCAGCGCCAGCGCCGCCGCCGCGGTCGCCATCTCGAGCCGCCGGCTCGCCTCGGCCGCCGTGCCGGCCGCCGGAGCGAGCTCGCCAAGGCGCTGCCGGGCCCGGCCCAGCGCCTCTTCGGCCTGCGCGACCTCGGCCTCCAGGACCATCCTGAGCGTCAGATCGCTGCTCACCCGTCCCCCCGTCTGCCGGTGCCGGCCTCCGCGCCGTCCGGCCCGCTCCAGCCCTCCAGCCAGTCGGCCCGGTTGTCGGGGCCGTCCCGCCCCCCGCCCCCGGCGAGACGGCCGAATTCGTCCGCGTCCGCCCAGACCGCCGCGCGGATCCGCCCCATCTGTGCCTGCCCCTCGGTCGCGTCGACGGCGGCGTGGCCGGCCGCCAGCACCCGCACCTCGGCCAGGGTCAGGCCCAGCACCTCGGTCAGCGGGTGGCCGCGGCGCACCAGCCAGGCGATCATCTCGCCGCCCCAGCCTCCTGCCGGATCGCCGCTCCGAGGGTCGCGATCCGGGCCGCGAAAGGGCCGCTGACATAGGCCCGGTTGACGCGGAGGATCGCGATCGCGGCCAGCACCGTCTCGCCCCAGGCGGCGTCCTGCCAGAGCTCGGGGCCGGTGCCGGTGAGGGTCGCGATGTCCCCGGACATCTCCGCCGCCCGGTCGGCCACCGCCGCCCCGAGGTCGGCGGCGGCCAGCGCCGCCGCGGCGGCCGCGCCGAGCCGGCGCAGGGCCGGCAGCTGGCGCAGGGTGGCCGGGCGGAGCACCATCTCGGTGCCCGCCAGCACGACCGGCTCGCCGCGGATCTCGAAGGCCTCGAGGCCGTCGCCGCCGCCGCTGTCGCTCGCCGGGGCGCTCATTTGAGGCATATCCGCATGAAGTCGTCGTTGGGATCGGCCGGGTGGAGGATCGCCCCGAACTCCACCTGGTTGCGGCGGAACAGGTTCTCGTCGACCGCCTGCATCGCCAGCCGTTTCATCCGGCGGAAGAAGAAGACGACCGACCGGCCGTCTCCCCGGGTCATCTCCCAGCCCATGCTGGCCTCGGTCGAGGTGTTCATGGCGGTCCGCCACGTGCCCTCGTCGTCGGGCGTCAGCTCGAGCGTCATCCGCCCCTTGGGATCCCGCTCGGTGACGACCACCTTCTCGCTGCCGATGATCGCGTCGTAGGTCAGGGTGTGGCCCATGTCGAGCGTGAAGCCCTTGCTCGGGTAGGCATCGCCGCCGGAGAGGCTGCCGTTGGCGTAGCTGCACCCGAGCTTGATGTTGGTGGAGGTGGACGACATCGGCAGGGTCGGGTGCTGCCAGCCGGTGTAGGGGTTTGCCGGCTGCATCGCGGTGGAGGTGTGGTGGGCGGTGTCGAAGCCCCTGAACAGGAACTGCAGCCGCGGGATCTTGTAGGCCTCGACCAGGATCGAGACCTGGCCGCGGCAGCCGCGCGAGTAATGGGCGCCGCCGTCCTCCCAGTAGCGCATCACGAGGCTTTCGCCGGGCTCGGACACGGGAGTGTATTCGACGCGCGTGTCTGCGGTGACGGTCTCGGCGAACTGGCAGGCCCTGAGCAGCTTGCCCCACAGCGGCGCCACGCCGGCGGTGCCCGAGGGCGCCATCTCGACCTCGAACCCGATCTCCGCGACGCGCGGCCCGGGGACGTCGTCGGAGCCGCCGAGATACGGGGTGTAGAACTCCCGGCTCTCGTTCATCCGCTTGATCTCCTGCCGCGGCCTGCCGCGCGGCAGGATCTGCAGCGCGTTCTGCCACGTCTGCTCGCCGGTCAGCCCGGCGGCGTAGGTCGCCTCGATGTGCGCCTGCAGCGCGACGCGTCGTGCCAGCCGTGCCATGTCAGCCCTCCCCGGTCAGCCGCTCGTGCCGCCCCTCGGCGGCGATCCACCGCCAGCGCCCCGGGCCCGGCGGGGCCGGCGTCCCGGCCGCCGCGGGCGCGGCATCCGCCGCCGCCATGCCTTCCGCCGGCGGCGTCGCGGCCGCCGCGGGCGCGGCATCCGCCGCCGCCCTGTCGTCCGCCGGCCCCTCCGCCGCTCCGGCCGCCCTCGCGCTCCTGCTCACCATGTGTCCTCCGTCATCTCGATTGCGAACACCATCTCGGCCGCCAGCACCCCGCCCTCGCGCGCCGCGATCTCCCAGGCCTCCAGCCTCAGCACGCCGGGCGTCGCCTCGTCGGGGGTCCAGCCGGCCAGCTCCGCCATCACCGCCTCGGCCAGTTCCTCGATGTCGTCGCTGCGGCGGCTCTCGGCGCCGCCGGGCGCGCGCAGCACGATCACGACGCCGACCTTGCGGGTGACGATCTGGCGGAACCCCCCGAGCAGCGCCGTGACCGGCCCGCCGCTGGCCCCGAGCGGCAGGACGACGGCGGCGGGCGTCACCTGCGGCAGGCTGCTGGTCGCCATCAGCCGCTGCAGGTCGGCCGCCCCGGCGACCCGGCCCGACAGCGCCGCGACGCCGGCCTCGATGCGCGCGCGGACCGCGGCGGCGAGCAGCATCAGATGAACCCCGTGAGGTTCTCGGCGGTGAGCGGGCGGGCGCGGTCGGTGGCCCGCGCCCCGGTCCCGCCGGTGCCCGCGGGCTCGGCGCCCGCGACCGACAGGCGCGCCGCCCCGGTCGAGAGGTCGCGCAGCAGGCGCATCGCCTCGCGCCAGTCGGTCTCGGTCTTGGGGTCGGGCGCGGCCGGGTGCAGCTTCCAGAGCGCGATCGCCACCGCGGCGTCGCGGACGAGCGGCGGCACCTCGGCCAGCGGCAGGGCGTAGCGGGCCGCGAGGTAGCCGTCGATCACCGCGTCCGCATGCGCGAGGGCGGCCGCGACGACGCCCCCGTCGATCTCGCCGGTGGCCTCGGCGCCGCGGTCGGTCAGGTCGACGAGCGTCCTGGCGCCGACGCGGTCGGTCAGGTCCTGAAGGCTGGCGTAGGGCATTCGCGCGCTCCCGGGGCGGGGAAGGTCCCCGGGGGCCGGCGCTCCGGCCCCCGGGCAGGGCGCCCGTCGCGGGCGCCGGCGGCGGCTTGCATCAGCCCGCCGGAAGGGTCGTCTCGGTCACGACCAGCGCCCGGTCGGCGCGGATCTCCGCCGCGGCCGCGGGGCCGATCGCGTCCAGTGCCAGGACGACCGGCCCGGGGCCGAAGTGGCGCCCGGCCCGCCAGCGGCCGCGGGCCGGGCCCGTGACCGCGATGGCGGGCCGCCGGACATCGGCGCTGGCGGCGGCGGCGGCCCCGGCGGCGGCGGCGTCGGCCGCCTCGCCGCCGGGACCCGGGTTCGGGCCGCCGCGGGGGTCTTCCGCCCCCTGCGGTTGCCCCGGGTCACCGCCCGGGGCCCGCCCCTCGGCATCGGTTCTCGGACGGCGCGCCATCAGGCGAGCCACGGCACGACCAGCAGCTCGGCCGTGCCCTTCCATTCGTTGGTCTCCCCGCCCGAGGCGTATTCGGAGTTGAGGAGCTTGCGCGCCGCGCCCTCGAGCGCGGGCGGGACCACCAGCAGGTCCGGCATCAGCCCGAGCGGCCGGCCATGGTCGCCCTTGCAGCCCATGATCGCCGCCCGGGCGGCGGCGTAGTTCGCGGCGCTGAGCGTGTCCTTGCTGCCGTAGGCCATCTGCCAGAACCCGAAGCCGGTGTTGGCGCGGGCGTCCGCGCCGTAGACGAACTCCCGGTTCCAGAAGACGCTCCCGTCGGTCGGGCGGTCGAGGCTGACGAACTCGAACTCCTTCCGCTTCTGCAGGATGACCGGCTTCAGCGGGCGGCTGACATCGAGCAGGAACCACGGCGTTCCCGACCCGCCGCCGGTGTTGGAGACCATGACCGCGACGCCGTCCTCGTCGAGCACCGGATGGTCGGTGTCGAAGAAGTTCTGGCCGTCGTAGCAGACCGTGTCGAAGCCGGCCTTGAGCTGGGCGAAGACCATCAGGTCCCACTGCGCGCCGGTGGACTGGCCCATCGCGGTCATCAGCGGGGCGTAGATGCCGATGTTGTCGGTCTCGACATGGTCGCGGTCGACGCCGATGGTCAGCTCGAGCACCTTCTCCCTGATCGCGTAGTCGTGCGCCATCAGGTTCTGCACCGCCCGCGGCCCGACCCATTCGCGCACCGCGGGCAGGCTGCCCAGCCAGGCGTATTTCTGCTCCTGCGAGGTCGACGGCACCACCGTGGCGACGCGGGCATGCTGCGTCGATGCCCGGGCGACGCCGTCCTGGAAGTTCTGCTTGAACCCGACGCGCAGCGCCTCGAGGTTCGCTCCGTTGATCAGCATGGCGGCTGTCCTCAGCTGAAGGTGATGGCGCCGGAGGCGACGCGGCGCCCGTCGGGCATCACCAGGACCAGATACCAGGTGTCGGCGCCGGCCTCGGTGATGTTGATGTCGATGTCGCCGTCGGCCTCGGACACCAGCTGGAACGCCTTGCCGGCGACCAGCGGGATGGCAAGGCCGTCGGTGCCGATCGCCACGCCGCCGCTGGGGGCGGTGCCGGCGAGCGTGTCGCCGTTCGCGTCGTCCGAGAGGTAGGCGAAGACCGAGCCGCGCACGGCCAGCGGCGCCCCGGCGGCATCGTTCAGCTGCACGCCGACGTTGATCGCGTTGCCGGCTTCCGACCCGATCACGAAGCCGGGCGTGCCCATCCGCTCGTAGACGCCCAGATTGGCGCGCGCGGTCGCCGGGGTGCCGAGGTCCGAAAGGTTGTTGGCTGCGAGCAGCGCCCCGCCCGGCGCGACGGTCAGCGCCCGCCCCAGCAGCACCCAGACGCCCTGCGCATCGACGTCGACGATCAGTCCGGCGACCGAACGGGTCGCGGAACCGGAGGTCTTGGCGACGGTCTGGTCGTCCACGATCCAGCAGTTGTCGCCGATCTCGGCCCGCGTGATCAGGTCGCCGCCGGACGAATTGGCGAAGCGGAACACCCCGGCGCGCACCCTGACGCTGATGTCGCCCGATGCGCCGGCGTTGGCCGCGCGCTCCTCGGCGCGCCCCGCGGCGACCAGGCCGGTGGCGGTCACGCCCGGCTTCGCCCAGCCCGAGGCGTCGAGCACGACCAGCGCGCCGGCGTGGATGGTGGTTGCCGCAAGCACCGGATGGACGAAGACGTCGCCCTCGGCGCGCGGGGTGTTGCGGTCGGCGGAAAGTGCGGCCATCAGCAGGCCTCCCGGGCGGCAGCCTCGGCATTCAGGATCGCGGCGGCCTGCTCGTCGGTGACGCCGAGCGCCCGGAGCACCGGCCGGGCGCCGGCCGGCAGCGCCGGCCGGCCGTCCGCCGCGCCGGGCGGCCTCGCCTTCGTGCCCGTCGGGCCAAGGCTGGGCAGCCCGCCGATCAGCCGGCACGCCGCCTCGGGCTGCTCCATGTGCAGCCCGACCCAGACGTCGCGGTCGCGCGCCGGGATGGCGCGGCCGCGGGCGATCTCGGCATCGACGAAGCGCTCGGCCTCCTCGCGCCGCCGGGCGGCCCGAAGGGCGGCGAGCTCGGCCTGCAGCGCCGCCGTCTGCGCGACCGCCGCCTGCGACGCCCGCGCCGCGGCGACCAGCGCCGCCGGCGAAGCCCCCTCGGCGCCGAAGATCGCCCCGAGGTCGGCCAGCGCCGCCTGGGCAGCGGCGGCGGCCGGATCGGCGCCGGCGGCGGCGGGAAGCGCGGCGAGGATCGCCTCCTCCCCGGCATCCGGCGGCAGGCCGAGCCTCTCGGCCAGTCGCTCGATGAACGTCACGGGACCCTCCGCATTGAGCGCGGCGAGGCCGCGCAGGTTGGGAACGTTGACCAGGCTCGCCCTGGCGATGCGCGTCACGACCCGCGGCTCGGCGGGGTCGAGAAAGAGGACCGGCGAGATGCCGCGGTAGGCCCGCGCGCGCACCAGCGCCTCGCCCTGCGGCGTCCAGGCCACCCGCCCCCAGACCGCGCCGTCGCGGACCTCGAGCGCCTCGACCCAGCCCATCGCCGGCGCGGCGGCCTCGCCGCGGTCGGTGGCGTGGTTCTCGTCGATGAAGATGCCGCGCGGGTCCTCCGCCGAGGCGCGCAGGAGCGCCCCGGCGTCGCGCACGAAATAGGGCCCGCGGCCATCATAGGTC